CACCTCGCCGATGTGGGCGCATCGCAGAGTGTGGTGCATAGAGAGTGACACCACTCCGGGTGAGCCGAAGACGTACATGGATCCGTGCATCACTCAGGTGTGTAGCTTCATCGGTGAGGGAAGCATCGAGCGCGACGATCTGATGGACACCTCCACTCAGGCGATGCGCGTATTCATGGACCAGTACATCGGTCCGCTCACCATCAAGAAGGATCCGATAGAGGTGCAACGACAGAAGGCGAGGATGGCGGCGGAGAAGGCCAAGAAGCGAGAGAAGGGAGGTAATCCGTATGACGGTTGAACATCTGGCGTTTGCGGAGGAATACCAGTCGGAGTCTGACATTCAGCAGATAGAATTCTGCGATGCGCATCACTCCACCGTTCGTGCGCTGCTCATAGAACGAGGGTTCGGAGAGGACTGTGAACTGAGTGACGACGAGCGACGAGAAATGCTTCTGGCGGGCAACATGGATGCAATGACGGAGATGACACAGACTCTGATGGTTGGAGTACTGAGTGTCTTCGGAGGTGAGGCGATGGCCAGACATCTCGGGTGTCCAGTGTGCGTGTTGGAGGGGACACCTGAACGAGCGGCAGACGAGATTGCTGCGCGACGAACAAGGAAGAACTGATGGCTAGACCTGAAGAAGTGATGGAGTTTGAGCCGCCGCAGGCGGACGTCGTAAACACAGACGACGGCGGAGCAATCGTCAAGATGGGCGAGGAGGCTGTCGAGAAGACCTACGAGTTCTACGACAACATCGTTGACAAATTCTCCGAGGAAGTACTGACGAAGCTCGCGACGACGTTGGAAGATGCCATCAAGCGAGATCGAACGGCGCGCAAGCGAAGAGACAAGGAGTATGCCGAGGCGATAAAGAGAACGGGACTCGGGAAGGAGGCTCCGGGTGGAGCGGAGTTCACCGGAGCGTCTCGTGCCGTGCATCCGATGCTGACCGAGGCGAGCGTGGACTACAGTGCTCGCGCAATCAAGGAGCTGATGCCGCCGGACGGACCGGTGAGGAGTTACATACCGGGAGACAACATAACTCCGGAGCGTCTGCAGAAGGCAGACCGAGTCAAGGCGTACATGAACTGGCAGTTCCTGAAGCAGATGAAGGAGTTCCGTCCGGAGCTAGAGCAACTTCTTCCGCAACTGTCACTGTCCGGATCGCAGTACATTCGGCTGACGCCCGACTGGTCTAAGAAGAAGAAACGTCCCGTTCCGATGTACGTCCCGCAAGATCAGATATCCATTCCGTACAGTGCGAGCAACTTCTACACCGCGCAGCGACAGACGTACCACGAGCCGGTCACCAAGATGGAGTTTGAGGATCGCGTTCGGGACGGCATGTACCGCGACATCAGTCCTCTGATCAACTCGCAGATGCCGGAGTCAACTGCCGCGCAGAAAGCCACGGACAAGGTAGAGGGGAAGGAGGACTACGACTTCTACAACGAGGACGGATTGCGCGTCGTCTTTGAGATCAGTTGCAGCATAGACTTCGACAACATACCAATGGATCCCGACGCCAGCAGAGAGCCGCTCGGTGACGGAAACGTTCCGTACCTGATCAGCCTGGACGAGTCGTCTAAGAAGATTGTCGCGGTCGTGCGCAACTGGGAACAGGACGACGAGTACCAGGAGCGGATGCAGTGGATTGTTGAGTTCAGTTTCATTCCTTGGCGCGGAGCGTATTCGATCGGTCTCGGTCAGATGATTGGTAGCCTAGCGGGATCCGCGACTGGTGCGCTCCGCGCCCTCTTAGACTCTGCTCACGTGAACAACATACCGACGGCCATCCGGCTGAAGGGATCGAACTTCATGGGGCAGACCAAGACGGAGATTCAGGCGACGGAGATAGCGGAGATCGACGGAGGTGTGGCTGGAGACGACATTCGTAAGTTGCTCATGCCGCTTCCGTTCAATCCGCCTAGTCCGGTTCTGTTCCAGCTTCTGACGTTCTGCGTTGAGGCCGGAAGGGGAGTGGTCCGCACGACGTTTGAGCAACTGAAGGACCAGACTCCGAACATGCCGGTCGGCACCACGCTCGCAATGATTGAGGAGGGGATGCAGGTTATGTCTGCCATCCATCTCCGCACGTACCACGCGATGACGATGGTCATAGAGATTCTATACCGCATCAACAAGATGTACGTCACTGACGACGAGATGCTTGACGAACTCGGCGAGTTGCTGGCGTACCGCGATGATTTCCAGGGACCGATGGATGTCGTACCGACTGCGGACCCGCAAGTATTCAGCGACGTGCAGCGACTCGCTCAGTTGCAGATCGTGGCCGACAGAGCGGATGCACTGCCGGAACTGTACAATCGTCGCGTCGTCGAGAAGCGTCTGCTGGAGCGCACGAAGATACCGAACCCCGACGAGCTTCTGATTCCGGAGGATGTTCCGCAAGATCAGAACGCTGTCAACGAGAACGCGGCGATGAGCCTGGGAAGACCGGTCGCGGCGTTCCCCGATCAAGAACACCTTGCTCATCTCCAGGTCCACGTGGACTACCTTATGAGCGTGGAGTTTGGACAGAATCCGGTCATCGCTCCGACGTTCATGCCGTCGGTCTTGGAACACATCAAGGAACACATGGTTCTCTGGTACATCAACAGCAACTACGAGCTGATCATGGACACGACGGAGAGTGACGACGAGGGAATGCGAGAGATAATGCAGGACCAGGATCCAGCGACGAGGAAGCAGTTGTCGAAGACTCTGGCTGCCGCGTCTTCCATGGTTATGGAGCGATCTAGCGAGGTGTTCAAGCAGATACCGGAGATCATTCAGCAGACGCAGCAAGCTCTTCAGCAGTTTCAGCCTCAGACTCCGGCGCTTCCTCTTGATCCGAACGCGCAGGCGGAGACCGAACGAAGAGCGGCGGACGATCAGCAGACACATGAATTCAAGCGCATCGAACTTCAGCAAGAGGGTCAAGTCGAATTTGCAAAACTTTCCGCGAAGGAGCGAGAGCAGGCAGTCGAGGCAGCGCAAGACGAAGCAAAGATAGCTATGGAGAGAGCTGTTCGGCTCGAAGAGCTTATGCTTACCGAGCGCGCCGAAGACGAGCGCATCGCTACGAAGCTGGCATCCGACGAACGCAGAAATACTCAGGACAACCTGACAGCGTTACAGATTACGGCAGCGGAATTAGAGGCTGGTAACAAGACTAATCTGAAGACCGGAACGGGTATAAATCCATAGGATTAAACATCATCCCTCGGCACTTCAGAAATTGACTTGATACTGGTTTAGAGAAACGAAAAGGAGAATGACAATGTACGTGAGACAACATTACAATCTCGCCACCACCGGCAAGCTCGGGCAGAAGTCGAGCGGCGTTGGAAGCGGGAAAAGCACGGTCAACAATGATCGTGGTCCATCAGGCGCGAGCGACAGTCGCAGAGGGAGCCATACCGTCCCGACGCATCGTCGCGGAAAGTAGCATCCTTGTTCACCCACGTATAAAGGTGTAGGATGCACGAGTTAGAAGTTTACCTTAGGAAGCTCAAGGGTATGCAGGCGGAGTATGCCGACGCGGCGTTGCGAAGACCAAAGGACAAGACGGAATTCGGATATGGCGAAGCGTGCGGAAACTATCAGGGTCTGTTACTCGCCGAGCAGTTGCTAACGCAAGCGATAGAGGAAGTAGCAGATGACGAATCCAAATAGTTTGAAACTGGCTGATGCCGGAGCAGTGAGTCGTACAAGTTTGGCGTACGATACTATTGATCAAGCCTTCCCAGAGGTTGATCCCGGTCTCACTCCATTCGGGTCCAAAGTTCTGGTGCAGATTAGGACTCCGATGTTGCAGACGAAAGAGGGAATCATTATTCCAGATGAATCCCGAGAGACTGAGCAATGGAATACGCAAGTCTCCAAAGTCATCGAGCTTGGACCTGTCGCTTTTTGCAACCGAGATACCCTTGAAGAGTGGCCTGAGGGGAAGTGGGCTCAACCTGGAGCCTTCGTACGATGTCCGAAATATGGAGGAGATCGATGGGAGGTTCCAGTTCCCAACTCGTCAGATGCAGCGTTGTTCGTTCTGTTCAACGATCTGGATTTGGCGGGAGAAATCACGGGCGATCCGTTAGAAGTAGTCGCCTACCTGAAGTAGCGTAGACTGAAGGAGTCTTGAAATGGCTGTAGAAAACAAAGACGACGACCTAGTCATGGTCGGCGATGGCGTCGAGGAGGGA